GGGAACGGGAAGTGACGCCATCTGTACTGCCTTCGCGTTTGGGGGTGGTGACAAGGACGTCACACGCGCCGTAGAGATCGACCGCACACACTGCGTGGTGCCCGCTGGCACGGCTATCCGTGTCCGCAAGAGTGGTGCAGGAAATGCCGGCGACGTGATCATCGTGACCTTCATCCGAGGCTGATTGAAGCCCCCTGGAGGTGACTCATGGCTACGGGCCAGTACAGGAAACAGAACCTTCTCCCGTCTGACTTGGATGTCACGACGGTGAAGGCGGCGGCTGCGCCTACTACCGCGTACGCAGGGTACATCACGGACGGCATCGACTGTCGGGGCTTCCGTGAGGTCGACTTCTTCGTGGATGTGGCCTCTGCGGGCTCCATGACGAAAATCACCGTGCTGCCGCAGGCAGGGCAGGCCCTGGACAGCACGACCGTCGAGTACGCCTCGTACATGACGGAAGAGATTGCCGAAGGCGGCGGTGTTGCCACCACGTACCAGTACGAGGTGGAACTCAACGACCCTGCGCCCTCGGGAACGCCTGTCTACAAGGTCACTGTGCCTGTAGAGGGCCGCTACGTGCGCCTGAAGCTCAAGGTGGACAACGCAGGCAGCAACCCCAGTGTAGCTGTCTACGCCCAGCGGAGGGTCTGATGCCCCTCCAGGGCACACGACTACAGGGCGTGGTACGCGCTGTGCAGAAGGTCGGTGAAACCCAGGAGTCTCTGGGCACCTTCGACTTCACAGGCGTGGCCTCTGCTGACTGGCGCTCTAGCGGCAGCGCGACTGTCAACGGCGTCACGTTCACCGCCATCAATGGCAACAAGTGTGCGAGCACCTTCGGGCCGGACGGCTCGACGGGCATCCGCATCATCCAGACGAACACGGGTACCATCGAGGCGGGCAACGCTCCGGGTATCCAGACAGCCCTGTCGAACTTCGGTACGCTGGAGAACGACGACGAGTTGTGTGTCGACCTACGCCTCACGGGCGCCGGTGCCGGTGACTTCGGCCGCCTGGTCGTAGCCCTGGTGGACACTGACTATGTCGCTGCCGGCGCGATGTACCGGTCAAGCCCTGGTCAGTGGGAAATCGGGTCTATCTCGGCCCCAACACAGTACACCGACCGGTCCATCTCTCTGACAGATGCGACGGACTGCGTCATCCAGGTGTTGTTCACAGCCTCGGGAGCAGTCGTCTTCGACCGGGGCTCGTGGACAGGCAGCTTCCCCAGTGACGTGGGCGGTACGGTCAAGGACGCTGTCGGCACCGAGGCAGGTAGTGGTCGTACGAACTTCAGGCCGCGTCTAGCGTCGGCTACACTGCGCGTTGTGTCCTACCGCACGTCTGGCGGCACCAACGTCACCATTCATGCCATCCGTGTCCGCCGCAGGAAGAAGTGATGCAGGCTTACCTTCGCGTCAACGTCGACTCCATCAAGGGCCTGTTCGGCATCATGTCCGCACGGGCCTCCACCCTGGGCTCTACGACCCGTGCCGCACGAGCTACGCTCTACGGCATGAGCGAGTCCGCCCTCGGTGACTTGGAGCCCGGCAACCGGGTGCCGACTGCCGACGAGATTGCCGAGATTAGCTCGGCCTTCACTGCCTTGGGCATGTCGATGTACCCCGATGACATCGCTGCCCTTCCCGCCACGCAGAGCTGACGATGGCGATTGACCCCAGTTCTGTTGCCGGACTTGTCTCGATGGGAACCTCCCTCATCCCCGAGGATGAGGAGGAAACCGACAAGACGAAGAAGGCTGCGACCGGGGCACTCAAGGGGGCCGCATCCGGTGCCGCAACAGGTGCAGCGGCGGGTACTGCGGTCTTTCCCGGCGTAGGCACACTGGTAGGAGCACTCGGCGGTATGGTGCTCGGGGGGGTCGCGGGCGGTGTCAAGGGAAGCCAGGAAGCACAGGCCGCCAAAGACGTGAAGAAGGCGCAGGCTTCTCAACAGCTTCAAGCTAAGATGGCCGCAAAGCCGCCTCCCGAGGACTTCATGGACGCGGCCACGGCAAAGGCCAAGCAGAGCATCCGTAAGGAACTCGCAGACAAAGAACTGGACGAGCTAGCCGACCAGCAGGTCGGCACAACTGCTTACGCATAGGGGTCTATCATGGCAGTCACCGTTACCAACCAGCGGAATCCCCTGGCGAGCACCATCGTGCAGGACACGGCCGTAACGAGCACGCTCGTTGCGAACGTCACGGGCGCAACGGGCACCGTGTACCTTGTCGAAATCGACAACACGATGAACGCAGGCGTCGCCAGCTACCTCAAGCTCATCGACAACGGGTCCGGTACTCCCGGCTCGATTGCCGCGAACATGGTGCTGGGCTGCCCCGGTGGGCAGACTCGCGCCTACGTCTTCACCCAGGGCATTCCGTTCAGCACGGCCATCTCGTACTGGGCGACCAATGCTGCGGCAGAGAGCACGACGACCGGTCCCGTCTCGGACATCACCATCCGCTTGGTCGTTGGCTGATGAGCGTCTACGCGCTGGCCCAGGAAGAGAACCTGCCGTGCTGTACGTTCGTAGCCCTGGCTGTGCTTGAGGGCGACGGCGCTGCAATCAGCAGCGTGAACGACGGCGTCCGTGCCCGAGGCATGGACTGGTGGACGCGGGCCAACGTGTGGGACGTAGGCTCCCCATGGAGTGCGCTCGATGCCGCCAAGGAAGTCTTTGGCGGGCTCATCCAGCACGTGCCCACGGTCGGGCCGGCACTCGCTCCCGAGTTGACCAGCGGCCGGTGGCATGTCGTCCAGCGGTGGCGCTTCCTCGACCAGGGAGCCCCCGGCCCCGAGGACGACACCGTACTGCCAGGGCACAGCACGGGACACACTTACCTGGCGTACTGTGAGGGTGCCCAGGTGCGCATCGTGCAGTCATCCGTCTCCAAGGGCTACCGGGACACCGAGGGCTCCTGGGAGGGCACTGCGGGCCTCGACGGGTACACCGTCTCCGTACTCACGTTCCCCGAGGGAGTGTCGCTATGCTGAAGTTCAAGCTCATCACGGCTGTCGTCAAGGCTCTCGGGCACGTGGCCGCTGCCACGCGGAAGGACAGCGAGGGCGGCAAGGCTATCACTCCGGGTGAGCGCGACGAAATCATCGGGGCTATTCTCGATGCAGTCATCGAACTCCTTGACCCCATGGTGGATGATGCTGGCGAGCAGGCTTGAGCTAGAGACGCCCACCATTCTCGAAGGCATTGCTGACGAGGCCCGCAAGGGCCACGCAGAAGGCGTGCTCGGTGAGACGGTCACTGCGCTCCGCGACCACGAGGCGCGCCGGCCAGTGGCTGACGCCCTCGATGAAGTTGTGCGCACCATGGAACGCGTCCGCGCCCACCTCGACCAGGCCGAGGAGGCCGGTGGTCTGGCAAGTGTCCTCGGCTCCATTGACGCACGCACCTGGGTTGGTATCATCCTCGGCATAGCCGCCGCGCTTGGTGCTGCGACTGGCCTTGATGTTGCGGATATCTTGGGGGAGCCATGAGGGAAGCGGACAGGGCGGCGATGGCACGCGGTACGTTGACCGCTGGCATCGACCTCGCCCAGGTGGCTGAAGCTCGACGGCAACTCGCAGCGATGCGCGAAGCAATGCCCGAGCCCCTGGTGGTAGAGCCCTGCGTGAACCAGTGGCGTCTGCACACGTACGTCCTCGCAGGGCTCCTCATCGGCTCAGTCGTTTGGCTGGTTCTCGGCTAGGACTTCCTTCAGGTCGGTGACGGCCGCAAGGAGCCAGTCGAAGGAGCCGTGCCCTCGCACCAGGGTAACGGCGTCAGTCGTCATCTCGACGCTGATGTACCGCTTGGCGTCCTTAGCCTTCGAGGCCCAGAGCCAGCGGTCAGAGGGCACCCCCTTCCACTCGACAGACCAGCCCCTCTTCTGAAGCACCAGCTTGATGTTGGTTTCTCGCTTGGTCAGCGGACTCCTCTTCATGACGCAGCCTCCAACGCGACCACCAGGGCCTCGGCTTCGGTGTAGCCGAGCCCAGTAGGGACCCTCGCTGTCTTGTTACCGTCCCGCCGCGTTACCATCGCAGCCCACGGAGGCAGCGAGGGCGGTCCCCAGCGGGTGCGCGTGTACGCTTCGGGGTCGCCCCACGCCTCCCGCACCAGCGCCAGCAGACAGCCCAGCGTGGCGGGGTCGGTGAGGTCGGGGACTCCGTGCTTGTCCATGCGGTCGAGCCTGTACCTTATCCACATGCCGCGCGGATTTTCGGCCTGCTGGCTCTCTGCCCATGCGTGTATGTAAGTACTGTCGATGCCCGCTATCCTATCGGTGGGTCCACCGACCGTTTGAATCAGCATCCCCGGAGCCCATCGCCAGTGTCGGCAGGCAACGGCTCGTTTTGCGAGTTCACTCATGCCTTCTTCTCCTCGACCTGCTTCTCCAGTCGGTCGATGCGGTCGTACAGCTTGTCGATGGCTGCATCGAGGACATCACGAGCCCGCTCTACGTCGTTGAGTGTCCCGTCCTCGGCGGCACGGGCCAACTGGTCAGCCGCATCGTCGGGGCTCAACGACCCGAGGCGCAGGTCGGGGAGCGGACGGCGCTGCCGCTTCTCTGCCCACTTGGCCAGAGCGCGGATGCGGTCGGCCGTCATGGACGCCTTGGCACCGGGCGTGTCGTCCACTTCGGCAGCCAGCTGTTCGAGGAAGACAGCGAGGGTGATGCCCTCACGGCCCACCATCCAGGGCATCAGGTCAATCTCGGCTTCGTACTTCATCGGTTGCTTCCTGTGGTGATGTGGATGTCTACGTCGACCTTGACCCAGAACTTCTCCAGGTCGTAGTCATCAGGGAGGATGGGGCTCTGTGCGATGACGACTGCTGCGGGAATCATCCGCAACAGACGGAGCAAGTGTGCCAGCCGCTGTGGGTCGTACGCCCGGTCAGGCAGGATGTACACGCTCTCCTCGGGCTCTCGTGTCAGGGCCGCCAGGTGGATAGCGCACTCGACCGTCTCGGCCCCAGACGGCACAGGCCCCTTGCCCTTGAGCCCGAGTCGCACCTCCTTCCCCAGGAAGAAGAACTGGATGGCCCCGTGTGGAGCGGCCCGTGTCACTTCCTTCAGCCAGGTCAGCGCGGCCTCGTCGCACGCCTGCTTCAGTGCCTTGGCCTCGTCCTCGGCTACCAGAGCAGATGCCAGCACCTCTCGGATGCCGTCCATCTCCCCGTACTTGAGGATGGTACGGGCGTCTTTCACCTCGGCACGGGCCTTCCGCAATGCGTTGCCAGCAGCCCGCTGGATGCGCAGCAGGGCACGCCGGACGTTGCCCTCGGCGGCGACCCACTTGTCCCAGGACGGGTAGTCCAGGGACACGCTTGTCTCCACGTCGTCGAACCTGGACCCGTGCTCCAGCATGTACTGGATGAGGGCGGTACCCGTCCCCGAGATAGCCGCCATCGCGTCGGCCACGACGTTGTGGTAGCGGGGCTTCTTGCCGTTGTGTGTCATGCCGTCGAGCAGCACTTCGACCTGGGCCTCGGGACCGTTCGCCAGGGTGTGAATGTACGTGCGGGACTTGATGTCCCGGCCCGCTGCGTCCGCCACAAGCCCCGTGAGGGCACACTCGATGGAGTGCACGACGGCGGACTTGCCGCAGCCGTTGGGTCCGTGCAGGAAGATGTAGTTGTCTCCGTCGATGTGGATGTACTCGGGGAGGTTCTTCAGGTTGCTTCTGACAATCATGTCGACTCCTTCAGTCGTTGTAGGTCTGTCTCAAGTAGTTCCACGGTGTACGCCTTCCATCCGCACTTGGGGCACACGCGCTTTCTGGCCACAAAGTCTGGGCCGTCAGCCCACTTGTACCCAAGGGCCACAAGCGTCCTCACCTGGTGAGCGTGGTGGGAATCCGCAGTGCGTGAGTTCTTCACTTTGGTGCGCGCCCTACCACACTTGGGGCACATCATTCATCCGTCTCGTGTAGGCGTAGGGTGTACCGAACCTGCCCGAGCCGTTGCTCTAGGCGCGTCATGGTCAGGAGCAGTGCCCGCTGCTTCGATGGTTCGTAGCGGTTCATGCGGGCTTCGATGTCCTTGATTTGCTCGTCAAGCTGACGCTCACGGGTTTTCAAGCACAGCAGTTCGTGTCTCTTCATGTGTCCATCCATGTCTCGCCGACCTCTGCCTCGGCGGTGAATGTCACCGGTAGCCCTTCAACTCGCGTCGTGAGGGTTTCCGTGACAACTTGTGACGCGTAGTCGGCGCGGCTCTCGGGAACCGCGAACAACACAGCGTCGTGCAACTGGTTGACAAGCCCGGTTCTCTGCCCGAAATCGAAGGGCAGGTGGTTGTGAACCAGGTCTATCATCGCTTTGGCTACTACCGCGAAGCCGCCGGCCTGTACTCGGTAGTTCAAAGCTGCGTTATAGTCCATGTCGACGAAGTACCTGCGGCGCTGCATCACAGGCTCGGCCAGGTACCCCAGGCGGCGTAGCTCGGCGGTCGTCTGTCGCCACCACGCCTTGAACTCGGGCGCACGCTCCAGCCAGGTACGGTGCAGCGTCCTAACCTGGCGTAGGTCTAGCTCTGCGTAGAGCATGTTGCCGTTGTCATCCTCCGCACGGTGGATGATCTCAAGCACCTTGGGAGGAGCAGCCCCGTACAAGGACGCGAAACAGATGGTCTTCGCCAGGTTGCGGAGCTTCTTGAACTGCCCCTTGCCCTTCCCCATCTTCGTGTCCGGGGCTCCCTGCGCTCGCCAGAACTTGTCCCCGAACATGAGGTCAGCGGTCAGGTTGTGCGGGTCAATCTCCTTCTTCTCGAAGGCGTCGAGGTAGCTCTGCGTGCTGGCCAGGGCTGCGGCAAAGCGTAGCTCTAGCTGGTCATAGTCTGCCCCTACGAACACGCAGCCTGGCGGTGGGACAAAGATGTCCCGCAGGAAGTAGGGGATGTTCTGGAAGTTAGGGTTGGAGCTAGACAGTCGCCCAGTCACAGTGCCGTGGCTGTGGTAGTCCGGGTGGACGTAGCCCTCGGGGGTGACCACCCCGGCTCCCGGTGCCAGCTTGTACAGGTACGTGCCGAGGAGCTTGTCGGCTCTCCTGTAGAACTTGATGGCCTTGAGCAGCGCCTTCTGGCTCTCGTCCAACAGCGGGTTCACGAGGAAGCTCCGCACTGCGGCGGCGTTGACCGAGGGCTCCCCCGACATGGTGTACTCGTGCGGTGGCAGGCCCCACTGGTCGAACAACAGGTCCCGCATCTGGGCAGGGCTTCGCGGGTTGAGCCCTGGCTGTGCTGTGTGGATGGCTCGCAGCCACTTGGCGGCCTCGGCTGTCTGCTCGGCCTCGTGCTGGGCTCGGCGCCCCTCGTCCACCCTCATGCCCAGTCTGTGCATCCCAGCGCACAGGTCCTGGATGTGTGCGTCGAAGTGGTACAGGTGTGTCTGCTTACGCTTCCGCGCCATCTCCAGCAGGGGCTGGGCGACGCGTGCCGTTACGGCCACGTCCGTTGCACAGTATTCGTGCAGGTCCTGGTCAGTCTGCGCAGTGACGCCCGTGTGGTCTGCCTTCCATGCGGGCACGTCGAGGAGCATGGACGCCACAAAGCCCAGGCGATGCCGGTGCTCGCTGGCTCCCAGCTTGTGCATGAGCAGCGTGTCGATCAGCGGCTCGGGAGTGACGCCGAGGTGCTGTTCGATGACCGTGCGGTCGAAGTACCCTGCGTTGTGTCCGACCTTGCGCCACCGGGTGTCGGCGAAGACCTTACGGAGCAGCCGCTTGTGTAGCTCCTCGTCCTCCGCAGAGTACAGCCGCGTCTCCCCGTCGACAGACAGGAAGCCCAGCATCAGCACCTCGCTCTCTGTGCCGATGCCGATGCACCGCAGCCCTGCTGTCAAGCTCTCCACGGCGTCTGTCTCAACGTCGTAGGCCAGAGGAAGGTGCTGGTTCTTCAGGTACCACTCGGCCGCGAACTGCGGCGTGGGCTGGTAGTACACCACAGGGTCAGTCCAGCGCAGCATGTCCCGGTGCCAGCGCAGCATCTTCGCCACGTCGACAGTGAAGACTTCCCGTAGCTCGGGCTTCACTTGGAACAGGCGAGGGTGGTAGGTGGGGAGGATCTTCATCTCGCCCACTCGGGTCGGGCCACCTCGCACAGCATCCAGCGAAGGGTTGCCCTCTAGCAGCGCCTTGGCCGCGTGTGGCCCCAGGGTGAGCACGGTCGAGTATCGACCCAGCTGCTGCTGTACGTGGCCCCAGCACGCCTTCAGCGGGCTCTGAAGAGGTTCCTTGCCAGCCCGTACCCGCTTGCGGTTCTGGCTCTTCAGCTTGGCGAGGTAGGCCTTCGGGTTGTCGTCCGGCCACCGACAGCCCAGGAGGTTGCCCCAGTCCAGGGCTAGCCGCTGGATGCCGTGCTTCTTCAGTTCGTCCATCACCGCGATGCCGTTGGCGTCCGTAAAGGGACGGCTCGATGCCGTGTCCTGCTTACTCGGGGCGTCGCCGAGGACCAGCACATCGCTGCCGTTGTCCTCAAAGCTGATGGGGTTCCAGTGCCCCTTCGCCTGCCAGTAGGGTCGCAGTGGACAGTTGGCGCAATCAGCGCAGTCCATGTCTGTGTCCTGTGTCGAGGAGCAGGGGGCTGGGCGCCGCCCAAAACCAACACGGAGTCAGCCCAGCCCCCTCCTCAAAGTCAGCCGTTCAGCATCTTCGCCAGGGGGTCATCGTCGTCGGAGGACGAGGCCGCTGCCACGCTCTCCTGCGCCGAGCACGCCGCTGCCCACTGCTTCGCAGAGAGCCAGTTGGTCTTGGCGTAGCGGCTCCCGTTCTCCGGGTCGGCGGGCACGAACTTGACGTAGCCGGTACGGCCAATCAGGTTCTCGAACGCCTTGCCGTCGTTGACCTTCTCGAAGTCGAAGCCCTTGGTGCGGATGTCTTCCTGGTCGTAGCCGACCGAGATGAAGAAGCTCATCCACATGCGAGCCATCATGGAGTCCATGTTGGCGTCACCGCTGTTGGGCAGGTTGAACCCGTCCCGGATGGTGCAGTTCTCCTGCTCCATGCCAGTGCGAGCGCCCTCGATGATGCGTGCCTGGAACCGCAGGCGGTCGCTGCCCTTCTGCGTCTGCGTCTGCTCGGTGGTGACAATCTCCACCTTGTAGATGTCGGAAGCACCAGGTGCCACCGCGACGAACGTGTTGCTGAAGTCGAACGTACTCATGCTCTTTCCTTGTCAGTAGTTACCGATGAAGTCGGTGATCATGTTGGATTGATGCTGACGTAGAACCATACGGTCCATCGCGTCAGCGAGAACCCACCGCACGTGGCGGGGGGACTTGTGCTCCAGTGCGCCGGCGGTTGCCGTGAGAACGCGATGGTAATCGGGCTTCTTCTCTGTGCCCTCGGTGAGTAGGTCCTGGGCGGTAGCCTCGACGTACTCGTCCATCCACGCCAGGGACTCTGGACGAGGCACGTCGAGGCCGGCGCCTAGCATCGCTTCCCGCAGGTTCAAGGGGAACCTCTCGGGCAGGATGGCGAGCCGGTCACCTTGGATGTAGTTCTGGTCTGGTCCCGTGGCGTACATGAAGGGCCAGCCCGCAGCGTGGTCGTCGTGCACCACTCGGGCACAGAAGTCCACCATAGCCGGCAGCTTCTCTGGTGCCTGCCATCCAGGGATGAGCGGAGCACCAGGGATGTACCTGTTGTGCTGGTCCTTCTTCACCTCGCGTGGTGCCTGCTCGTGGCAGGTGAACACCACGTGGCACTTCGCCTCACGGGCTGCATCACGCAGGTCGTACAGTCGCTTGTTGAACAGGTCGAAGGCAGCGAACCCAGGCGCCACGTTCTTACACGTCTCAAGCTCTGCGTCTGCCAGGATGGACAGGTCGTCCACCACCACCGCAGGGAACCTGCCCGACGCTTTCTTCAGTGCATCGGTGATGTACTTGAACCCCTGACGCCGGTTGACCTCAAGCACCTGGGGCTCCCAGTCGAGCCACTTGGCACAGGTCAACGAGCCCGGTGGGGCGATGAACAGTGCGTCAGGAAACGCCCTGACTAGCGCCAAGGTCTTGCCGACCTTGGAGCGTCCGTAGGTAAGTCCGAACATTGTTTATTCTGTTCCCCATTCACATCGTGCGTGGTTGTCGCATGGCCCGTAGGGTGTCCAACAGGCCGTCTCGTGGTGTACCCCAGGCCAGGCCATAGGGTCGTCGTACTTGGGTGTCATGTCACGGATCAAACGCTCGGCGTGAATCACCGTGTCTCTGAACGTCTTGTCTGCATGTGGTGCCGGTTCCAGGTCCGACCGCTGGAACATAGCATCACCGTCGCCTCTTGGCCACTGAATCATATTGAGAACCACACCACCGAACTTGTTCCCCAACAATCCGCGACCAAAGAAGTTGTAGCCACGGAACTGTCCGGACAGGGTGTAGCGGCGCAGTGTCTTCGCGGAGAGGCGTCCTGTGGTCTTGTGGTCTACGATGTAGATCAGTCCGGTCTGCGGGTGACGGACGATGAGGTCAGCCCGCTGGGTGTAGAGGTAGGCTTCGTTACGGTCGTCGTCGTGGATGGTGGCAACTAGCTCTCGCTCTACGTTGACCACCTCCCACTGCTCGGCTGCCCAGCGTAGCTCGTACTGGAGGTACGTCTGGCTGACCAGCTGTGCGTGCTTGTCCCACTCGGCTGCGTTGGGCTGGCGCCTGACCTGCTCCTCGATGGCACCGAGCGGAGAGAACAGCCCTGCCCCAGGGTTACGCTTGAGAGCGTAGTGGTGTGCCAGGGCTGTGTGCAACAGCGTCCCCTTGATGAGGGCGGGGCTCGACACCGGACCCGGCGTAGCCTTGGAGGCTACGTACAGGGCGTACTTGCGTGGGCACTGCAGCACTGTCTGAAGACGGTGCCAGCCCTTGCGGCTAGGTCCGGGGTCGAGCAAACGCATCAGGCTTCGCCAATCACGCTGTTGTTCATCCAGATGATGTCCTCGTCACCGGACGTGTCGTGGACGGCGTGCATCGCCAGCACTGCGTTGTACGCAACGATGGCGGAGGACAGCACCTCCCGCATGATGTTCATGGCGACCTCGGGGTCCTCGCGAACCACCTCCATCATGGCGGCGGTGGCACCGCACGCCGTGAACAGGTCACGCAGCAGGTCTAGGTTGTCGTCTGGGCCATGTGTCTTTACGCAGTCGTAGAGCGCCTGCAGGAAGGGTGTCATGTGTGCGTCGTCGTTGTGCTCGTCAGGCATCGTTGTCATTCCTCTAGGGTAGTGAGCCACTTCTCAAGTCGGGCTCGGTTGAACCGCACGGTCTTAGGACCGATGCGGAGGTGTGGAATCTCCTTCTGCTGGACCTTCCGGTAGACAGCGTGGATGGACAAGCCCAGCCACTCCGCCACTTCCTTCGTAGTCAGCAGTCTCTCGTCACTCATCGCTACCTCCGAACAAGTCAAACACACTCTGGATGATGGCGTCTGCATCTTCCGCAGCACCGAGTGTGTCCGCGATACCAGCTGCCGTAGGGTCATCCACGGTGCTGACAACTTGTTCTAGCTTGCCCAGTAGCTTGTCGGCAACTGTCTCGTCCACTGTCCCCTCGGCCACAGTGTACATGATGTGCACTGACCGTTGCGAACCATGGCGCGAGAAGCGCCCTTCTGCCTGGGTAACCATGCCAGGTGTCCACGGAAGCAAACCAAACACAGCTATGTCTGTGTTCTGCAACCCGTCGACTGCCTCGCCGAACGCCTCGGTGGTGCCCACGAACGCACAGCCCTCCTCGGTCTGCGCATAGGCTGCCACCATGTCGGCGCGTTCATTGGTCGAGACACCACCGTGCCCCCACCACATCGGTGCGTTGCCCTTGAGGCGTGTCTTGATGAGGTTCGCCAGGGCCTCACAGTCCTTGCGTCTGCCCGTCAGAACCACCACCTTCTGGTTGTCCTCCAGCACCGCGTCCTTTACCGTGTTGGCAATCCACATCCGCTTACGGGACGCAGCTTCCAACAGCTTCATCTCGAACAGAGCACCCTCGCCCTGCTTCGCTGCACGCTTCATCTCTGCCTTGAACCCGGTGGGCCTACTCTGCTCCTCCTTGCCCAAGTAGATGAGGCTGCGCTTGAGGGGAGGCAGATGCCGACTAGCCTCCTCCTTGGTTACCACCGACATGACGCTACCCAACCGCTGGCGTAGCTCGTCGGTGTTGCTCTCCCCGGTGGCGTCGATCCCACCGTGGCGTCCTGGTCGTGCGTCGCAGTAGCGGTGGATGAACTCCCAGTTGGAGCCCCACTGCTTAGGCTGCACCAGGTCTAGCTGCGCCCACAGGTCGGAGCGTCTGTCCCTAACTGGCGTCGCCGTAAGGCCGAGGCGTCGGGTCGCTGCCTGCGCTAGCTGCGCACAGGCTGCTGCTCGGTTGTCCTTCCAGCTGTAGTACACGTCGCCGTTACGGGCGACCAACCTCTCCTTCCGCTTCCACGACTTGCCCTTGTGAATCTCGTCCCACACTACGGCAAGGGAGCAGCCCCGTGCCCACTGGATGAGGTGCGGTGTCCAGTCCCGGACGACGGCCCAGGACAGCACCACGACGTGTGACCGAGGGGCGTAGGGCGTCTGACCCTTGAGCACTTCCGGTCGCAGGGTGGTGTACTTCTGCGCCTCCCTAGCCCACTGCGCTGTGGTCGGGGCTCGGGTGACAACGATGACCTTCTCGTCTGGCGCACCCTTGGTCATCCAGGCCAAGGCAGCCAGGGTCTTACCGGACCCACAGGCCCAGTGCAGGAAGAGGTCTGGCCGCTTGTCGACCAGCACCTCTTCCTGGTAGGGCGTGAGGAATCCGTCGGTGACGAACTCCCGCAGCACGTCAGGCCCACGCCAGCTGCTTGATGAGGTCATCCGTCAGCCGCCAGCCGAACAGCTTGCGGTCACGCCAAGCGTGGCGCTGCGTGACGACGGCGATGGACACGGGAGCCCGCACACAGTCGGTGTCCGACCACACCCACCACTGTCCGTTGTCGACGACAAGCAACAGGGGCAGCTTGCCGCCGTTGTGGTCACACGCCTCCTTGGCGAGGTTCCACGGACCAGCGAGGATGCTGCCGTCGATGAGCACGTCGGCGATGCGCATCTCGATGGCGATCACGTCGAAGGACCACTCGTCGTCGTCGGCGTCCGGTCGGATGACCACGAGCCCCGGCTGGACTTGCCAGCCGTCTTCGGTGGGGAGGGCCTCCCGGAAGAGGGTGAGAAGGGGGGTTGCGATGCCAGGGGTGGTGGTTGCCACGTCAGTCTCTCTGTGTGTTGGTGTTGTTGTTAAGCTCGTCGGCCCACATGCAGGCCAGTTCTAGTGCGATGTCGGAGTAGCAGGTGGTGTCGTCGAACCCACTACCCTCCAGCAGTTCGATGTCCACAGCATCGAACAGCAAGTCCTCGATGCTGTCTGCGATGTCTACGATGAGGGCAGTGAAGTCCACCCCCTTCGCAACACAGTCCGCCTTGGTCAGAGCCACCCGAAAGGTGGCGTCAGTGAAGGGCTCGGTCACTGTCGTCCAGCCCATGTCAGTACCCCCGAGCGAAGCGAGCGTCGGCCAACTCACGGGCCTTGTCGTAGGTCAGGTCGTAGTCACCGTGGCTCAGCCCAGAGGCTGTGCCGTCCTTGAACGTGTGCAGGATGTGCACCACGTAGGGCTTCAGAGGGTTGGGGGCGTCGGGGCGGAGGCAGACCACCGCGTGAGACTTGGCCCGAGTGTACTTGGGGTCAACGTCGCGGAGGAACACGACGACCTCCCAGCCTAGCTTCTGGGCGGCGGCGGTGGCGTACTCGATGGGGGTGGGGGTAGGGTTGCTCATTGTGTCTCCGTCGGTGTCGGTGTCAGTGTAGTGTGCCACGTTTCGTGGCGCGAGGTTGTCACGAATTGTAAAGCGCATCAATGGCTGCACGAACGTCGCTGCCGTTGAGAACCCATCCGTTCCCCGCAACATACAGGATGTCTGCGTGGTCGATGGTGGCGGTTCCCACAGACAGGGTGACCTCTGCGAAGCGCAAGGGGCAGTCAGGGAGGAATCCTTCGAGGTCCTGTGCCGCCTTGCGGATGGTCCGCAGGTCGTCCTCGGTAAGGTCGTCCACCGTTGGGGGCACATGGTGCTCGGCGTCGTCCCAGCCAGGAGGGGGCTCCTCACTCGTGAAGTGGAGCCCCGAGCCGTAGCGGGGAACCTGGTAGCCGTTGAACCGGTTGAGGTCCTGCACCTCAATCTTCCGCCAGGTCTTACCCTTGGCAAAGGGAGCGCGGGGCTTCAGCGTCCGCATCTCCAGGGTACGGACGTACCAGTAGTCGTATGCCTCGGGAGCGTCAGTGTAGCGGATGTGTACGGTGTCCATGTCTCAGTCCTCCAGTGCGGCAAGGATGCCGTCGATGATGCGTGTCCAAGCGTGAGCCACAAAGCCCACGGCGAAGTTACGGTCTGCCCTGGCACAGAGCGGACCCTTGCTGCCGCCACAGTTGGCGCAGGTGATGCGGGCTGACTCGTTGAGCCTGCCTGCCTGGATGAGGCGAGCCGTACTCGCAGCAGGACACTCGACGATGCGAGTGCCAGCCTCGGTCGGTCCTGGCTTGCGGGTCTTACTCGGCAGCACAATGACTGCCGGGAGCCCCAAGCTCATGGCGTAGTCGACCTGCTTACGAGTCTCGCAGGACACCGACAGCCCTGCTCGGGGCATGGCGTTGAGCCGCTGCAGAACTCGAATGTTGTGGTCGTTCAGCGGGTAGTGGGTGTAGGTGAAGAACTCCTTACGCCGGCTGGTCGCAGCCTGGACGTAGGCGACACACGCTGCCTCGTCGAGGTGCACCCCGTCGCCTGGCATGTCGCCAGCCTGCTGACCACGGACACGCTGCCGAGGAGGCAGGGCCCGCAGCTTACCGAGGAACACCGGGAACGTGTCACCACGCTCGCCCTTGGACACCTTGGTCCAGTGGATGTTGAGCTTACCGGCGTTCGGGTAGCACTTGCCCACGAACGGGCAGGTCGGTGGACAGGTTTCCCGGCCTGACGTGGTGACCGCAATCGGCCCCGTCTTACCGTTGCTGCTGTTAGGTGTGAGATGGTACGGCATGTGTCCTCTGTGTCGTGTGTCGTGTGTCCAGCGAGGCTGGCGGCTAGCCCCGAGGGTCGGGGCTACTCGGCAGCCTCCCCAGAGGGGAGGGGCTAGGGTTAGAAGGGAAGGTCGAAGTCGGGAGGTAGGTGCGGCCCGTACTTGAGCGGCGGAGCGTTGTGGTGCCAGTCCTGGTCGCCGTAGTAGGCAACCATGTCCGAGTCGAGCACGGAGAAGTACTCGTGCTGCATGTGCCCTGCTCGGGCACAGTCGACACAGGCTGCAAACAACACGCTACCCAACTGGCAGCGCCATGCCTGCTCTACCTCCTCCAGCGTCTCCGCCAGGGAGTGCAGGAACGACTGCTCCTGCCACTCCTCTGCTTCCTCTAGCGTCTCGGGCTGCCAAGGTTCCCCGCGCATGTATGCCATGTGTCCTCCGTCGTGTGTCGGTGTGGTCGGGTCGACCGGCAGCAACGTGCTCTGTTGCCGGTCGGTCGGCCCGTCAAAGTTTGTCATCCGCCGGTTGGACGGTGCAAACGGAGGAGGTCGCGGCGCGTCTCCCGCTGCCTCCACGCCGCCTCGTCGGCGTCTGTCCAGCCCTCGACCCTCTGGCCGAGACGAACATAGGGCAGCCCCGCTGTAGGCTGCCCGTCGAAGGTAAAGCTGCTCCCCTTGTACGGGTTGTAGCTGACCTTACGGCCATCGAAGTTGAGCCAGTGGGGGACGAGGCCCCACTTGACGTTCCCAATGGCGTAGGCATGGACGTTCTTACGTCCCTCCGCAATCACCTTGAGGCGCTTTGCCTCGTCGACCTTGAAGGTCACGTCCCGCAGGGTGATGCGGGTAGCGTATGCCACAACGAGCCAACGCTTGCGGCCGTCCTTGCGGCCCTGGTTGGTGTACTGCTGGACCGAGTACACAGGCCGCTCGGTCGTCCCTCGGTTGAGGTTCCTGTACACTCGGCACAGGGCGTGTGAGTCGAGGTGCCGGCCCTTGTAGGTCACCATGCCAGCGATACCGCTGGCGAAGAAGTCCTTGAACGAGACGAAAGCCATCACTCACCTCCATAGGGGATGCGCTCCCAGATGGTTCCCTTGCTTCGTGAATACCCAACGGGACGGAAGCGGTGCTTGTCCAGACGGCGCTCGCCGTCAGCGTTGAGGACGTAAACCAGGATGGTGTCGTCCTCGACGTTGACCTCCACGATGCGGGCTTCCCGGCTGTACAGAAACATCACGTCGCGGAAGCAAGCGAGAGGCAAGGAGTCGACCCCGATGCCCCCTACTACCTCGGGGTACGCGCTCCTCGTCATGTAGTAGCTTCCGTCGGGCTTCTCGCCCCACGTGAAGACTGTCTCGGCGACCCTCGGGCCGTTCAGCTGCACTGCCTGGCGTACTGCTACGCCTGGCCTGGGAGGCTCCATTGTCGCCCCCCTCGTCGGCAGGAGGGACTTGATGGGGTTGGGTTCTGCTCCTCCGCAGGATTCGACGATGTCGTCGAGTGCGTCGAGGATGAAGTGCGATGACATCATTGTCTGTGTCCTGTGTCTAGTTGTTGAAGTAGAGGTAGAGGAAGGCAGCGAAGGGGGCAGCGTTAGCCACCATCTCCACCACCGGTCCCCAGCAAGCGAGGAGGTCGTACATCAGGCCTCCACGCGGCGGTAGTCGTTCTCGGTCACGACGACGTGATCCAACAGCATTAGCCCCACCGTCTCGGCTGCCTGGCGTAGCCGCCGAGTGACTTCCCGGTCTTGACGGGACGGCGTGGGGTCGCCGCTTGGGTGGTTGTGTGCCAGGGCAAAGGCATAGCAGGGCTTCTGCCGCGTCAGGACCCAGCGCAACACAGCACGTGGGCAGACGATGGTCTGGCAGTCGTTGCCGATGCTGACTACCGCCGCATCGACGACAGCATGACGCCGGTTCAGGGCGACAACGGCTAGACGCTCCGTGTCGCCGAGTACCAGAGGCCGCACGACCTCCGCTACGCACTCTGGTGTGGTCACCCTCCCAGTCTCGGCAGGGGCTTCCATCACTCGGAGCAGCCTCTCTGCTGCCTCTGGGTCAGCCGCTAGCAGCTGACGGAAACGGGTTGTCGGTGTTGGCATGTCTGTGTCCTGTGTCTGGTTGTGGGTGATGAGGTCGTACATCAGAAGCACTTGATGAAGCCACGGACCCCATCTGCCGTGGTGAAGTAGAAGTTCTCCTCACCGCACTCACCATCAGCGAGCCAGCCAAGGGTTGGCAGGTCAGCCAACTCGTACTGAACAATGGTTCGCTTTGGCTTGATGTACTTCGGCTTGGTGCGCTTGGTACGCTTGGTGCGCATGTTGTGTCCTTTGTGTTGTGTCGTGTGTCCAGCGGGATGCTGGCTACCAGAGCGAGTGTGTCGCCCTGTTAGTCAGAGCCCCGATGGAGCCCGGGGTAGCTAGCGGAGGAGCGAGAGTAGAACTCCACTAGCAACCCCGGAACTCGGTCGACTAGGCCGGGGAGAGAGCCAGTGCCGGCAGCAGTTCCCTGCCGACGTACTCCTCCGTCTCGAACTGCTCAAGCTGGTTGAGGAAGCGGGACTCGTGAGCAGCCCGAGTGATGGCATTGATGCCATCGTAGACAGAGTCACCGGGCTGCTTGTTGTAGGCGTCGAGCAGCACCTGGGGCAGGGCTGCTGCACTAAGGGCCTTCTCCATCGGAGAGCCCTTAGCCAGGGCAGCCAGAGCCTCACCCGGCGTCTTGCCGTACAGCGCCAGGGGCTTCTGCTTGAGGATGCCCCAGTACTCGCCGATGGTACGAGCCCCGGACTCCAGGTGGTCCATGTCGGACCTGACCGCCGCAATCACCTTGCGGTACGCCTTGATGTCAGCGGCCCTCTTGGTGGTGCTGTAGGAGCTTGAGTGGCGCATGGCCTTCTGCTTGTCCCCGGCAGGGTGCGCCGTCATCGTGCAATTGATGCAGATGATCTGCACAATGAAACCACCGTGACGGTACGAACGCCAGCCAGCATCGTTGGTGCTGACCTTGGTACCGAACTCAATCGGGTCACCGACGGCGAAGTCGAAGTCAGGGGGAGCAGCGTACCGCAGGGCGATGGTGGCGTCCCCCGTCTCCTGGTTGTAGGACCAGTCGACATGAACATCCTTGATGCCCCGACGCTTCAACTCCTCGATGTGAGCGTGCGCCACAATGTGGGCGTCCATCGGCAGGTACTTACGGCTGTTCGCACGGTACAGCTGAGGGATACCGTCGATGATGCGAGTCCCGAACTGGAACTGCCGAGCCTCCTTCCCCTTGCCCGACGTGGGGAACCGACGGTAGCGGGCCAGCGCATCGTTGACGTAGGTGGCGATGGTGTCCGGGGAGCAGGCCCGGATGCAGGGCTCGCTGAAGGGAACCACCTTGTGATGCCGGGACAGGAACTGCCAGAGGCAACGGGGCTCCACTGCGTAGTGCTTGCCGTTGACCTTCATGATGCCAGGCTCGTAGCTGATGTTGGCGACATCAGCGTTGACCAGGTTCCGCTGCTCCCCGGACACCATGCGAATCAGAGCAGGAAGCCCGTCCTTCTCGGCCAGTGCCATAGGCAGCTTGGACACTTCTAGGCTACGGTTCCGGGCGACCTGCTTGCCGCTTTCCAGCATCTCGGTACCCGGTGGGTACCACGTCTTGTCGGTGAGGTTGACTGCCCAGCCGTCGTTGTTCAGGTTGGCCTGGAGTTGTGCGATACCCTCGGCCTTGTGACGGTGGATGGTCTTACCTGCCACGGGGGCAGGCTCGTCGAAGCCAGGGCCGGTGATGTTCTTCACGTCCAGCTTGTCTTCCAGGGCTTCCGTAGCCGCCTCCAGGCGGTCCAGCACCTCGTCCTCCTCCTCCTCGTCCTGCGGCTCGGGGCGGTACCACCCCTCGGGCAGACGCCCCAGGGCAGAGATGGTGTACTTGTCCGCGTCGGGGCGACGGGACACAGCGGCAGTGGCCTGGTTCCAGACGTTGCGCTCCGTGTAGGCCCTGACGAGCCCGTCGGGGAACAAGATCGTGCAGAGGAACGGGACGTAGATCTCCCGTGGATAATCCAGGCGCCTGGGAGGGGCGTCGACCTCCCGCCAGGTGCTGCTCTCGGTAGTGCCCATGTTGGGCGTCACGACGTACTTCTTCATGGTTGCTCCGGTGTCAGTGTCAGTGTCAGTGTCAGTAGTGTCCACGGTGCCTCCTGTCGCCGAGGGCTGCTCCCGGCACCCCCATCCTGAACTAGCCCGGGGGGCGGTTCAAGTCGTTCGATGTCACGATCGCCGATTCCGGGCGAAACTGCGTTTTCGGCGAGCCGAGGCCGCGATTGTGACGAAATTTGACACAAATCGGGCCGAGCCTCGCGCGACTATTTAGTCCCCCAGCAACTAGGTAGGTACCACATAAGTTTGGTAGGGGGGCTGTAGAGGGGGAAAGCTAACGGGGGGAGGGGGGATATCAGCGATTCTGTCGCGCTGTGTAACGCGGCGTACGTACCCATGCTACAACTTAGCCTAAGCGATTACCCAGTTAGCTCCTCCCTAACCGGGCGCACCGCTACGTTAAGTAGCACCGGGGCTACCACCCCCCACCCTAACTCCCCTACGACTTACCCCCCCCCTACGTACCCCCACCCGACCGCCCCCCGGTGCAGCACGGGCCGGGCTATCATGTGTGCCGGTGATAGTCTGCCTCCCCCCTGCCCTCTCGCTCTTTCTATCATGCGCTAGCTAGTGATATAGTGATAGGGCGCACCCCTGCGCCTGCCTGGCAGTGCAGGCCACGTAGCGGCCCCAAGACGCAGCAAAGCCCCGCCAGCGGGTGCCAGCGGGGCGTCGGCTACGCGCCGCTCCGAGAGTAGTACTCGTGCGGCGCAGGTCCGAACCGCGCAATCCAAGTGACCCAAGGCCACTCGGGGCTCGCAAGTAGGATGTACACATCCACCTGCTTACCTCGGTACTCCTGGCGGCCAAAGAACAAACAGTCCTCGTCGTCAGGGTGCTGCCAACGTGGTTTCATTCTCTCTCTCCTCTGTCGTGTGTGGCGGCCCCCCGAGGGAGGCCGCCGGTGTGTCAGTTGTTGCCGTAGTCGGCCTCATGGCCAAGCCGAGCCACGAAAGTCTGCTGCATAGCGAAACTGACGGTCCAGCAGATGATGATGCCGTTAGACAGGCCGTTCACCGCAATTTCGTTGAGGGCCATGAAAGACACGAGTGCGTGCCCCCCGGTGACCATCATCCCCCTGGCCCACCACGATGTGGCGACCTCCCTCACGTCGTTCAAGGTTTCTCTGTCCATGTCATCTTTCCTCTGTCAATACCGCAACAGCGCGGTTCTACATAAATCATAGGGTGAAAGGGAGAGCGAG